CTTGGGGTAAAATACATCCCAAGAAAGCATGGAATTATTATGATCATACTGCTGTAGAAGTAGATAATAACAATATACTACATTTAAAAACACATTTTAATCCAAAAACAATAAAGCATAATGGAGAAACGTATACCCCCAATTATGGTGTAGGCCTTATTGCATCTGTAGAAAAATTTCATCATGGTTATTTTGAAATAGAAGCAAAGCTTCCTACGGGATATGCATTATGGCCTGCATTTTGGATGTATGGATCACCATGGCCTCCAGAAATAGATATATTTGAAGGATATACAGGTAACAGACAAGATTATTTACATTTTAATATATGGAATCCATTAGCCTATAATAAAGTACAATCATGTATTCACCACGGTATTGTAGCTGAAGGAACTAAAACTAATATACCAGCACGTGCAGGTATGATATTTAAAGATCCTAGAAAACATTTTATTAAATATGGGTGTAATTGGCAAAAAGATATCATTGAAATATATTATGATGATAGACTTGTAAGAACAATTACAGATAAACAAATATTAAAAGAAATGGATCAGCCTCAAATGGTTTTAATAAATAATCACTTAACAAAGAAAGGATTGGATAAAGTTGGAAAACAAATATCAGACTTTCAAATAAAATA